CGTCTGGGAGGGGGCATACCTCGAGAACAGCGATGCCCAGGTGCTCGCTGGCAAGGTCCGGGTCGCATCGTTCGATCCGCTTGACGATCAGGGGGAGATCAAGCCCGGCTGGAAAGGGCCCTACTTCGGCATGGACTTCGGGTTTGCCAAGGACCCGACCACCGCCGTCGAGGTCTGGATCCACGGGGACACGCTTCACATCCGGCGCGAGGCATACAAGGTCGGTCTGGAACTGGATGCGACCGCCAAGTTCATGCTGGACCGGATCCCGCTGATCGACCGATACGCGGTTCGAGCGGACAGTGCCCGACCCGAGAGCATCAGCTATCTATCGAGGCATGGCCTGCCCCGCATCGAGGGGGTCAAGAAGTGGCCCGGATCAGTCGAGGACGGCATCCAGTTCCTGCGGTCCTTCGCGGAAATCGTGATCCACCCGGATTGCCCCAAGACCATCGACGAGGCCACGCTTTACAGCTACAAGGTGGATAAAGACACCGGGGATGTGCTGCCGACAATCGTCGATGCCTTCAACCACTGTATTGATGCGGTGCGATATGCTATAACGCCGCTAATCAAGGGCAGGAATGCCGGAAAGATGGTGATCAGGATATGAGCGACGGATACTACCCAGAGCGCACCGTGCATGACAGCCCCCTGGAATACCCGCCGGAACTCTGGCTGGCTCGTGGCGGCATCCTTCACCATGAAAAGATAGACGTTTTCGGCCATTGCACCCTATCGTCTGGCGTCTTAGCCCCTATCACATACGGCAACTTCTACCGGACACCGCAGGTCGGATCAGAGACCCAGCTTCGGATCAAGGCCGGGGGGAATGCTGCTGACACGGCTGCTGGCGCAGGTGCGCGGGCCGTGACGCTCACCGGGCTGAATGCCCTGGGGGAGGTCATAACCGAAACAATCGAAACGGCAGGGGCATCAGCCTCGGCCCCGACATCACAATCGTTCCTGCGCCTGCTCGAAGCGCGGGTCAGTGCATCGGGGACATATGCCACGCAGACCGCAGGATCACATGCCGCGAACATCGTGATCGAGAACGCAGCCGGGGGGACAAACTGGGCAACGATTGCGATCAACGGCTTTCCGGCCGGGCGCGCCCAGATCGGGATTTACACTGTGCCGAAGGGGAAAACGGCATATCTTTCGCATATCGCATTGCAGGCCGAGAGCCAGAAGCTGACCAGCTTCCTGCTGTTCAAGAGGGAAAACATCCTGGAGACCGCCGCGCCTTACACGCCGATGGTCGAACTCCAGCACTTTCCAGAGGTCACCGGGGGCCTGCAAATAAACATAGACACACCCATCCGCTTCCCTGAACTGACCGACTTCGGCTTTATGGGGCTCGTCGATGGTCAAACGGCCAACGTGTCGAGCGCGATGGAACTGATACTGGTGGATAACGTGACATGAGCAAAGTCGAGGAACGCAGCGGCATCGTGAACGAGATGCTGAAAGAGGCCCAGCCAATCGTCGATCTGGCGAAGGGTGGCGAGAACATGAGGCAGCGCGGGACGACCTATCTGCCCCAGTTTCCGCAGGAGACCGAGGACGATTACAAGGCCCGGAAAAACTCCACCTGGCTGTTCGATGGGGTCGGCAAGGCCATCGAGGACATGACGGGCAAGATCTTCGAAAAGCCCGCGCACCTGGCCGAGCAGGAAGGCGAACTATACGAATACGCGCAGAACATCGACATGGAAGGGCGCGACCTGTCGAACTTCGCCCGCGATGTTTTCGAGGATGCCGTTAAGATGGGCGTCAGCTTCATCCTGGCCGATGCTCCGCCGCGTCCCGGCCCGCTCACCGTGGGTCAGGCACGAGCGATGAACCTTCGCCCGTATCTTGTGCATGTGCCGCTAGATCAGGTGCTCGGCTGGAAGTGGGAGAGCATCAACAACACGCCGACCCTGACCCAGTTCCGCATGATGGAGACAATCCCGGCCCCGGATCGTGGCCGCTTTTCGTCGGAAACCGTCGAGCAGATCCGGGTGCTGGAGATCGTCGAGGGTGGCCGCGTCCTGGTGGAACTGTATCGCCAGAACGAGGAAAAGAAGTGGATGCTCGCCGAGGAATACCTGACGGAGCAGACGCAGATCATGGTCGCCCCGGTCTACACTGGGCGCACTGGCTTCATGACGGCCAAGCCGCCCCTGGCTCGTCTGGCGGAACTGAACCTGGCTCATTGGCGGTCGCAGTCTGACCAGGCCAACATCATGCACCATGCCCGTGCGCCGATGAAATACTTCCACGGATACAGCCAGGAGGATCTGCAATCCTTCGCTGAGGGTCCGGGCTATGCGTTCTTCACAAGCAACGAGAACGCCAGTGTCGGGGTGATCGAACACAGCGGGTCAGCGATCGAGGCTGGACGGGTTGAACTCAAAGACCTGGAACAGCAGATGCAGTGGGTCGGCCTTCAACTGATGATGTCGCGGACTGGCACCAGCACGGCCACCGGGGATGCCATCGACGAACGCAAGGGGAACTCCCGCCTTGCGATGTGGGCTGACAACCTCAAGGATGCCCTGGAGATCGCCCTGGGCTGGATGACCCAGCTTGGCGGGTTCGAGGCTGACACCACCGTCAACGTGAACAAGGACTTTTCCACCCTAGCCCATATGACCATGGCGGATGTTCGGGATATGTTTGTGCAGAGAGCCATCACTGGGCAGACATACATTCGGGAAGCACAGCGCCGCGGCGTTCTGTCTGAGGACATCGAGCCGACCGAAGAATACGAGAAAGCCTTGATGGGCGAGACCTCGGACCCAACCGCGCAACCATAGCGCAGCGATGATCGTCGGGCAGGCCGGACCCGGTGATCCAACCACACGGCAGCGGAGAACAGACACATGACACTGAAATACTCGGTCGAAACCCTGGATGACATCGACGAGCCTTTGCGCCCGTTCTATGAGCAGGGTGACAATGGTTACACGCTCAAGGTCGCTGGGGTTGTGCCCGAAACCCAGTTCCAGGAGATCAACCAGAAACTGGTCGATGCCAACGAGGAAGCCATGCGGCGGCGCAAGACTGTCGAAAAGTGGCGGGAACTCGGGGAAAGCCCGGATGCAGTTCGGGAACTCCTGAACGCCAAGGGGAAGCCCGTCAAGGACCACGAGGAAGTGGTGGCTCAACTCAAGAGCCAATACGAGACCGAGACGCAAACCCTTCGGGGAGAGATCAACAACATGCAGATGGGTGCTGCCAAGTCGCAGTTCACCGCGCAGCTTGCAGAGGTCGGCTTTCACCCCGAGGTGATCGGGGACATCGCCGCCGGGGCCATGTCAAGGCTTAACATTGACGAAAACGGCCAAGTGCGTATACTTTCCGCAGATGGCAAACCCCTGGCTGGTTCGGGGAGCGATGGTTACGCCACATTGACTGACCTCGCAAAAGAACTGGCAGCGGCCAAACCTTCGTTCCTGGTGGACAAGGGTGTCGGGGGCGGCGGAAAGCCCCCAGCGTCAAAAGGTGGTAACACCGCCAAAACTGTCACGCGGTCGCAGTTCGACGGAATGTCACAATACGAGCGATCCGCATTTTCGAAATCCGGCGGCAAGGTCGTTGACGGCTGACCGCTAACCATATGAGGCACGAACATGGCAAATGTTCTTACCGATCTGGCGGCTGACATCTACAAGGCCGCTGACGTTGTGGGCCGCGAACTCGTCGGCTTCATCCCCTCCGCAACCGTGAACGCGGGCACCGAGCAGGCCGCAAAGGGTCAGCAGGTTCGCTCGTTCTTCACTCGCCAGGCGACTGTCGTGGACAGCACCCCGTCGATGACCATTCCCGAGGGGAATGACCAGACCATCGACAACAAGGCGATGACCCTGACCAAAGAGCGGGCTGTGCAAATCCCGTGGACTGGTGAGGACATCCGCTTCGTGAACGGTGGCCCTGGCTACGAGACTGTCTACGGTGATCAGATCGCCCAGGCCATGCGTGCCCTGGTGAACGAGATGGAGAGCGACCTTGCGACCGAAGCATACAAGAATGCTTCCCGCGCTGTCGGCACCGCAGGCACCACGCCGTTTGCGAACAACTTCGACGACATTGCCTTGGCCCGCCAGATCCTGGCTGACAACGGCATGCCGATGAACGATGGTCGCATTTCGCTGGTGATGAACACCGCTGCTGGCGCGAACCTGCGGAACCTGGCCAACCTGCAATCCGTTTCGGACGCGGGCAACGACCAGCTTCTGCGTCGTGGCACCCTGCTCGATCTGCAAGGTGCGATGATCAAGGAAAGCGCCCAGGTCAAGCTGCACACCAAGGGCACCGCAACTGGCCTCGACGCTGCTGGCGGCGAACCCCTGGGTGAAACCAGCATCGCGCTGGATGGCGGCGATGGTGGCACCCTGCTGTCGGGTGACATCGTGACCTTCGCGGGTGACACGAACAAGTATGTGGTCAACACGGGCTTCACCGCCGCATCCGGCACTGCCGTGATCGGTGGCCCCGGTCTGCGTGCGGCTCTGGCCGACACCGTGGAAATGACCATCGGCAACTCGTTCACCGCGAACATCATGATGCACCAGGCTGCTCTGGAACTCGCAATGCGTGCTCC